CAATTTATGAACCGCCGAGAAAGGTAATATTTGATTCGTTGGATAACCGTTAACCACTTCTCTTATTTGAACAGTAACACCATTCAATGCAGCGTCAGTGTTTGAACCCGATGCAGTATTAGATGGCTTACGTTTAAAGAATACGTCAATATCAGATAAGAATACCGAATTAGAACCTGCACCCATACCTTTCTTAATAAAGAATGTTTGTGCAAGTGGATCTCTACCTCGAATACGTCGAGCAACGTTTCTTGTTGTTACTATTGTATTTACATCGAAGTTTGGAGCTCTTGTTGACGTTGTTAAACTTGTTTTCTCAACACTGAAGTTATATGCTCGATATGTAACGAATCCTTTACTTGTTGAAGCAGAGTCAATACTTGAATATTGATTTACGTCAGCAATTTCTAATACTCTATCACCTACATAGAATGTTTCAGCAGGCAAGTGGAATACAGCTTTCAGTACACCGTTTGCATCTGTTAGAACTGAAGCACCTTTAACTCCGTACCTTCCTACTTCGCCAACACTGTTAGCAGTAGGTGAACCGGCCAATACATGTGCATCAACATTCACGCCATCAAAGTAGAAGTAATGTCTTTGACTAGGTCTTAATCCTGACATATAAACTTTGATATCTCTCGATGCCATATAAGGTTGGAATCTAAAGTCAGAAACAAATTCACCAACGAACGAATTAGTTGTTGTTGAACTGTCTATACTGATTTCGCTTGCTCTTGTTGTGATAGCCGTTGTTTCTATTCCTGCACCACGTCTTCCATCTGCCGCAAAATTTGTAACCTGAGAAGTATCAGTCATAGGTAAGAAATCTTGAATTGAATCAATGAATTCTTGGAACGGAGTAGTTAAATCAATATCAATAGAAGCAGGATTAACTGTTGTATCATAAGCAGCATCGTAAGGTGGAGATATAACTCCATCACCAACGAACTTATAAAAGTTACTTACACAGTTTCTAAAGTTAGATGCGTAAGGTTGATTAATAATACTAACGTTTGAATTTCTTCCGAGTGTTGCCACTTTAGCGTCATCAGTCGATGGGAATACTGAAGAACCTGTTGCTGAATCATAAGTAAGATCTAAGGCAAACGTTTTTAACGAAGGAGTTAATATCTTTCTGTTAAACGGTATAGAAGCGTTAAATTGCGGATGCGATATTTCTGATAACTGTAAATTGTTAAAAGGATCAACAACGAAACCATTCTTAAATCTATTTAAACCGTTCTCATCACGAACAATCATATTAGATGTTTCGGATTCTAATTGATTCAATGAGATATAATATGCCATGTTATCAATCTTCTTCTCTAAGGAATGAAGATCTTTCATTGTGTAATTCTTAATGCCAGTTGCTCTTGGCTTAATGGCATATCCACTCTTACGGAGAATATCAGCTTGCTTCTTAGACAATGCAGGGAAAGTTGGAATCTCAACATTTGCGATTGCTAATTGATCTGTTTCGAGTCGCGGCGGAGCTGGGTTCTTTTGCTCTTCACCTTTAATCAAAATAATATCACCATAAGAATCAACAGCAACTGTGTCAATTCTTGCTAGGTAATGTTCTAAATCTGTTTGTAATGATTGTTGCGCAGCAGGTATTAATGGACTAGGAAGACCATTAAATGCGACAGGTTGTGTTCCGACAGTTGTTGTAATTGTCGGTGCCTGTGCAGGAATCGTTGCTGTATAGTTTGCGCCACCAATAATATTAACGACAGCTCTAAAGTCGAAACAATCTCTTAAGTTATATACTTGACCTGATTCAGATGTATAAGAAGGAATCTCGTATCTTTCTAAAGTATTAGGATAACTGTTAATCGTAAAGAAGAAATTACCTGTGGACGTATTTACCTGGAAGCATTTCATTTTTGTAACGATAACGCCGGCAGGTGGTTTAGGACGACCTTCAATATATTCTATATAAGATATATCATAATAGGTATCTTTCTGATTTGTTTTTAATCTAAAGCTGTTTGTCCAATCCTCATTACCACCCCCAGGTGCCGTTCCTTCAGTAATAATTGAAGTAATAGCAAATACATCTGGGAAACCTAAACAGTACTTAGTCTGTGAAGGCGTGTAATTTGATTTAATGTTAGGTTCTTTAACAATTTTATTATAAGGATCTACGCCACCTGAAGAACCAACAAGTCTTTTATTGTAAAATACTTCTACTGAACCAGTTACACCTGAATCAATAACAATGTTAAGTTGTGAATTGTTTAAAGCAGTAGTTCTACTTATAACAGGATGCTGTGTTCCGGCAAGGTTAACTAGTATTTCTGTAATCTCGTTTGAACAATTATAGTCTTCACCAGGATTTGCATTAAGAGTAATTGTACCTGCTGTACAAGTTGCCGAAACCTGAGCTCTTACGGGAATGTACGTATTTGATGTTGCGAATAATCCATCAACACCAGTATCAAAGATTAATGCCTTTCTTCCTGCTTCATGAATAATTGGTGCACCGAAACCAGTAATTTTAACAGGTACGTCACCAGATCCATTATTAATATCATTTAACTTCGCGACACTACTGAGTGCTTGTGCGCCTGTGTATCCTGCATGATGAATATAAACTCTCGAAGGAGTCATATTTAAAACTGCAAGAGCACCTGCCGATTGACTGGCTGCATTAAGAACATTTGATTTTTGTGTAATACTAAGATTTAAATAACCACGGCTTGCAGATGATTGATCTATTTCTAAATAGTTTCCATATTCCATAGAAACATTTTGATTATTAATTGTATCAGTTGACGCGATTTGGTCAATTGTAAATGAACGCTCACCAGAATTCTCAACTCGATAGCCTTTCACATATGCAGTACCTTGTCCTACGACAACTTGTACTTCACTGTTCGCTGCGCCAGAAGGAATACGATCGTCTGTACTTAATGGGAATGATTCAAGAATATAGTTTCCTGATTCTTCATGAGTACGGCGAGCCATCTCTTCGCCCAATACGTTATATTGTGATACATCACGAATCGTAATTGGATTACCATTCTGATAACGAACCAATGCAAAGAAGTCAGAATCCGCGGTAGCAGCTGATGTTTCTAATACTGTTAATGTTGGAACAAGTTTTAATCTATCTGCACCTGGTGCGTTTTCATTCCTAGAACCGTTTGCGTTATCATATAAACTTGCATCTTGAATTGCGCCGATGGTATCTTCTTTAACTAAATAACCAACTGATTTGTCATCAGGAGATTGACTGTATTTTTCAACAACCAATCTTTGTTCTGCTGTGAATATGAAATGGCCTTTCTGGAATATAATACCAGGAGCAGCTTCGATACCGAATGCTTGACCAACTGCAGGAGTGGCACCGCCACCGTAAACAGCAAGTCCTTGACTTATAACAGTATCAACAGTTAATGCTTCGGTAGATGTTCCACGCAGGAATTTGTACCTTGTAACAATTAAGGATTCGCCGACTTGGAATTGAGTCTGTCCTAAAGCACCAATATTTAAATAGTTAATAAAGAAAGTATTTAGATTAGGTGGTCTTGTTTGAAAACCTGTGCTTGATTGTACAATTTCTGCTTTAAGCTGAGTTGATTGACCTTTGACTTCGTAAACATAATCAAGTTCAACTTCTTGACCTTGGAGTGTTTCAACTGCAGGACCACTTATATACGCTTCGGCATTAAAGTTTGCTGGACCGTCATTTAATTTTACGAATTGAAGATCATCAAGTTCTGTAAAGTTACAGCCTTTTACAATTGATCCTTCCTTGAATACATTGTCACCAAACGACTCTACTTGATTTTGAAGTATGCTCTGGAGTTGTGTAAGTTCCCTTGCCTGTATAGCGAACCCAGGCTTGAACATAACTCGATAGAACTGCTTTTCGGCATCGTAGTCATCGAAGTACGGCGCTTGGTTTAAATTTTTATTGATAGGCATGTTTGCTTACGTTCCTTAAAATTCCAGTACAAATTTAAATTCTTCTCTTGAGAGGTCTGTTCTTACTAATGGGAAGAAGTCTTCCATGAAGTATACCTCGCCTGTTCTTTGAATATAATCTGAATACACTACATTATCTGCTATAGGATTATTTATTGTTATTCGCTGACCATTGTTTGATGTAATTGCCAAAGTTGGGTCAAATGACGTATCTCCATTGCCAATTAACTTATTATTTCTATATGGTCCGATATATTCTGCTAAAAATATTGTATTTGATGTTGCATCAATCTCATGTATCTGAGCCGTAAACACAATATCGTTATTTACGTCAACTTGCGTGATTACACTATTTGCATTTAGTTTTGCATAATCATCTGTTGTGATAGCGATTCTATTATCAAATATGTCAG